GAATCGTAAACTGAAAATGGGTATAAAAAATGGAAGTAATGGGGCTCGAACCCATAGTAAAACCTTTATTTTACAGGGGATTGCGGGCCGCGTGTGATACTTCGTGTGATACATTCTATTTTGAGAGACCGGACACCTTGATAAAGTGCCTGTTGATTTTCTTTGTCTGGCGAACTGTTTCCAAGTCAATGACATCCCTATAAACCGTTTTCATGACATTATCAGTGGCCCATCCGCCGCGTTGGAGAATATATTGGTCAGGGACCCCGATAGCGTGCATGATACTGGCAGCATAATGGCGCAGATCGTGAAATCTGAATTTTGGCAATCCTGTTGATTTGATGGCTCGTTCAAACCGGTGGGTTATCTGGTCTGGAGTAGCCTTCACAATGCGGCCTTCTATACCCCTCATCCTCTCTATCACAAAACCCGGAAATTCTACCTGACGGTAGCTGCCGAAGGTCTTGGGCGGTTTGATATGCCACATCTTGTCAGGCCCCATAACCATACTCTTGTTTACATCAATCACGTTTCCATGTATGTCGTTACTATCCAATGCGCATATTTCTCCTCTGCGCAATGGACCAAAAGCAGCTAGGAAAATGGCTATCTCAAGTTCCTTCCCCTCAACATGTTGTAGCAGGGTCTTTATGTCCTGGTCCGATGGCGTGTACAACGTAGGCCGTTTCTTGGCAGGCAGGGTGGTCTTAATATGAAAATCAGGATGGAACATCTCTAATGTGCCTGATACAAGCCCGTGTGCATTTCTTACGCTCTTGGGGCCTACCTTAGAAGAGATATCACTTATCCATACTTGAAGGGCTGTATTGGTTAGATTATTCAGTTTAATGCGTCCCAATTCATACGGCTTGATGTAATTACGCTGTACAGCCTCATAGCCCCTTATAGTACTGGGAGACAGCACCCCTCTCTTGGCATCTATATAGCGCGTGACGGCTTCATACAGGGTGATGTTCTCCGCAGTCATGCCTGCTTTGCCTGCGGCCCATTGGGCGGCCAGAAACTTGGCCTCCTTCTTCGTAGGGGCTGTGAAAGATTTGTAATGCTTCTTGCCGTCAACGTCTGTATAGTCATATACCTGGATGCGGATATTGCCTGACGGTAATTTGTTTTTAGTTTTTTTCTGCTGTCCCATATATCATTCCTCCTTAAAATTGGGTAAAATTAATACGCCCCTTGCCAGGACGCTCCAGGAATGATATAATCCAAGTGTCTATGTTTGGATTATCTTCCGGGGGTAGCCTGGTAAGAGAAAATCTATGTGAAAAGCTTCTGTGTTCCCGCACAGGGGCTTTTTGCTTACTATTTATTTAAAAGAAATAGTTATAGGTGTGGTGTCTTCAATGGTATCCCATCCATCGGTATAAAAAATATGAAATGACGTTTCAATGTTCTTAAATTCCGTAATTTTGTTTTCCTCAAGTTGACTGCTTAAAAAACTCATTGCGCTAATCCGCTTTTTCCCGGAGGCTACTTCGGCGGACATGGAAGAATCAATCATGAAACCATTTACAGAAGTATCTCTAACTTGAACTGTAATGCCCTTGTCTGAATTATTTTCAATATATGTTATGAATTGCGGCCCAAAGATTGAATCATCAGTCAAAAGACCTTTTGATATAATTTTAATGCCATTATTGTTATAAAGAACCTCTCCGCTGTCATCGTATACTTGCTGGTATCCATCGCCGACACTAGTAGTCAACTTTATCGGTTCAGTGTCTACATAGGACTCCCAGGAATCACTTTCAAATATATGTAAGGAGAACTCAATATCCGCAATAGTATCTATCCCACATTTTTCTAAATCACTATTGGATATGACCATACCATCATTTGCTTTTTTACCTGCAGCAACATCACATGACATCTGCAAATCTATCATATATCCATTAACAGAACTATTCCGAGGTTGGATAGTGAGATTCTTATCGCTATTATTTTCGACAAGTAGCGTTATTTCAGGCCCCCAAAAACCATCCATCTTAAGTCCGGTCGCAGTGACAATGATATTATCTTGGTTATAGATTTCTTTTTCTTCCAGCGTGACTTCATCAGATGGTGCTTCTGCATTAGTTTCTTCCGCTGGAGTATCATCAGCACTCGTTTCCTTCGTATCATTCTTCGCTTCTGATTTGGTGTCTTCGCTTTTTTGTGACACGGAGACCGGTTGGGTTGGCGCCTCAGATGTGCCGGAACTGCAGGCTGATAATATAATGCTAGTGGTTAGTAAGGTTGCCAGAAAAAGTTTTTTCATTTGTAAATCCTCCTCAATATGATCCTAATTAGCCGGCTTGTTCTCTTTTTTCATTTTTGCAAATCCGACATAAGATAAAATCATCTGCATGATTACAAACATAAAATATACCGGGAATAATACTAAAGCAACAGTATACAGTATAGCACCCGTTAATGCGAAGCCTCGCTTTCTCATGAATAACCCCAGGGCATTAAAGATTACAGCGAGTGCTGTGAATACAAGATGGGGCATCACTATTGCAGTAGCTAAACCGGAACCAATCTGTTCAGCAGTAGACGCTCCGCTCCCAGCAGCGCCTGACCAGTATGTGGCCGAATATATCAGGTATAGTGCACCTAATATAAATGAGATAAGTAGACATTTGCTTAATTTCTGTTTCATACACATTCCTCCTAAGTTAACGGCTAAGCCGAATTTTATTAAAAAGCCATGGGCTATTTAATCATAAATCATTCCCATTATGAATTTAATAACTGTTTTTTCTTGGTTTCAAACTCTTCTTCGGATATGGCTCCCATATCCAATAATTCTTTTAGGGCTTTAATGCCCTTGAGGGCATCTGTGGTATTTTTAGATACTTCGGCAACTGATTGTTCTTTTTTAATTTGAAAACACCTTATTTGAGCATCTATTTCAGTAGTGCAGGCTATGGAAATAGGGAATATTATTCCATCATCAATGCGCCGAAGTTTCAAAACCGCGGTTCCGGCTTGCTCAAAATGCTGTGTCATTTGTCTGGAGTTAGATGACATATTTCCCTGTGTAGTAGATTTACCTTTACTTCCGGCGCCGATTGCTGCCCCTACTGCTGTTCCGATTCCAGGCATCAATAAAGTACCTACGACAGCCCCCGCTGTCATTTTTCCGGCCTTTCCTTTTTTGACTGTCTGACTGCTACTGATTCCGGTGGTTTGTGTATTCGTCATGGAGCCATAAAGAGGTCCGTCCCAAGAATAATCTAGCAATTCATAAAGTCTATTTTCATCAACTCCAAAATAAATCAGGCCGTCTTCCTGGCGTTGTCGGATGGTGCAGGCTCCATTCATGCCAGCAGGCCCATTTTTAATAGTGATGAACGCGCTGACCTGGCTTTGTCTTCTAGTAGCCAGCTGTCTTTCTGAATCCTTCTTTGCTAATTCATTTTTTACCAAACCCGTTGCACCATCGGCGGCGCTTTTCATCAAATCTTTAAATCCCATAACGAACCCTCCTCAATGTATAATATTACAATGACTGTGCTATCAAAGAACCCAGAATTATTCTCGTTGGTGACAGCAAATCATTAAATGGATATGGTTCCTGGCTGGCCTTAGCATCGCATATAGGACAGATACAGTCACCAGGTCGGTTATAAAAAGTCCGTCCACAGTAGAAACATTCGGTCTCAGCACAAATAAACCTTTTAGACTTGGTTTTATAAAAGTAGCTATACATCGCCCAATCAACTGGATACATTTTGTGTGTGGCTCTGCTATACCATCTACGGTAAGCGGCAAAGGCATTATGAGCAGCTTCGTCCGACAATCCGAAATGTCTATGCACATCCCAAGCACTTTCGCAATGGCAGTAATGGATTACCATACTGGGAGCTAATACGTAGCTTGCAAAACAATTGGCTTCTTTCTCATAATAGTCCGCTTTGTAAGGATGCTCAAGCACTATATGACCCAGCTCATGGGCCAGTGAGAAGATAATTCTATCTGATGGTTTATCTTCATTGTAAGCAACTGTCCGGCTAAATGGCTCAGTATATGCCTCGTCAGAACAGGAGGCACATAGTTCATATACTTCTGGATTCTTTTCTTTCAATTCGCTGTATGTATAGACATGATATCCATACTTTCTAATAGCTGAAATACAGTCAAATGGAAATTTCTTAAATTCACAAAAGGTATATGTTTCTAGTACTTTTTTCAGTATAAAATCGTGATTCAATCAAATCAGTCCTCATTATTTATTTCGGACAGTAGTTTGATTAGACGCATTTTCTGTTCAACAGACATCTGCTTACCATTTCTGGCCACAAGGCGTTCCACATCCGCATAAGTGGGTTCTGGAACCACCTTCTTTTCTCTATCGTCGAAGTCATCAAGCGACAACCCAAGAACATGAGCGATAGACTTAAGCGTTTCAAGTTTTGGGTCTTTTGTGGCACCGCTTAATATCTTATTCAACGTTCCCAGAGGGACTCCAGATTTTTCAGATAATTCCTCCGTGGTTAATCCTAACTTTTTTTTGTATTCTGCAATTTTCTCCAGTCCCATCCTTAATCCCTCCTACGGTAATATTTTACCGCCAAACGGTTTTTAAGTCAAGCGAAATTTACCGTTAACGGAAAGAAAATGTAAAAAATGGGTTGACTTTTACCGTTAAAGGATATATACTTTCAATAAATAACCGTTAACGGATAGAAAGGAGGATAACATGTACTACCGTTTGAAGTTTGAAATTAGCAAAAGGGGATTTACAATAGAAAAATTTTCACTTTTGCTTAATATTTCGGAAAAATCATTGCGGAATAAAATTAAGGGGTCAACAGAGTTTTCCTGGTCGGAAGTACTAAGGATTCGGGATTTGATTGACCCCACAATGTCCTTGGAGGAGTTATTTAAAAAAGAGGACAAAATTGCCTAAGCAAACACATGTTCGATAAAACAACTATACCACTATTACGTATGTGTGTCAACTGGGAAAAGGAGGCGAGACGGAATGAAAAAGAGTGCTTACCAGCAAATGGGGGATGAGGTGAAAATCCTAATCAACGAGGCAAAGGTGCGGAACAATCTGAACGATGAGGGATTGGCTAAAAAGATAGGAATTCCACTGCCAACCCTGCGTAACAGAAAATGCAATCCGGGACGGTTCCGGATGGATGACATTTGGTTGATAGAGCAGCTGGCTGGAAGGCCGTTGAGAGGAGGGACAAGCCAATGAGAAAGAATAAGACAAGGACCATCTGGTGTTATTTGGATGGCAAGAAGCATTGTGACGTGGTGCAGTGGGCACTGGCGGCAAACGTGATGGTCGCGGATGCCAAAAGGCTGCTGATTGCACAATATCCGGGGATGGAAGTTACTTTTAAGATGCAGCAGGGGAGAGACAAGCCAATGACAAAAGTAACTGAGTTAGCCATCCGCGCCAAAGCAGCGGTCCAGTATCCCGGCTGGCGTGTGGATTTTTTAGGACCGGCCACTATAGTACTGACCCATGTCATGGGAAGACGACGGGTAATTGAGATGCGGCACCGCAGGAGACGCCGGGACGGCCCCTGGATGCGGGCAGCCAAATGGATTGTGCCGGCGGTTATCCTGATGGGCGGGATGGTGGTGGCTACTGGGTGGATTATGGCGCTGGCCATGGGTGTGAGACTTTGATGGGAGGTGAGGGAAAATGATTAAAGGTGCAAAGAGCATTGCGGAGTACGCAATCCGCAAGTGGCTGCAGGCAGAAGGTTTTGAGATGCGCTATTTTAAATTGACCGTACATGACAACGAGGCCATGATTGAGGATAGTGCCGGCGACACGCTGTGGCTGGTATATGACAACGAAACCAAGTCTGTCTATGTCAAAGAGTAGGGAGGTGGCAGACGATGATAGAGGATGTGTGCCGGTCATACAAAAAATGGACCCCAGACGGGTGGAGCCGTCCGAAGGTCCAATAGCAAGATAATCTAATCACCCTTAGTATAAGGGATTATGGAGGAAAAATCAATGATTAAAGCTGAAAAGAATGTACCCACCGTAGGGATTGAAACGCACGGGGAGAAAGTTGAGACAACGATACGGGGCAATTATGTAGACGTCGTTGCTCTTACAGTTACTCTTCTTTCACACGTTTCAAAAGCGCTATCAAGTGATGATATAGGAGACCAGGCTTCGACCCTTCAGGCGTTATACCTTACTGCGTTGGATGATCTGAGAAAAAAGGCAAAATAGCGGGGGGGGGGGCACGATTAAACTATGGAACGTGTCATGCTCACCCCGCTCACCCCCGAAGAGCAGCAGTTTGCGGCAGACAACCATGACTGCTTGCAATGGGCCATCCGGAAACAGTGCCTGGATAGAGAACTGACGGACATAGCAGCGCTTGGATATGTTCATGCCGTTAAAAAATGGTTTGCAAGGCCGGATTTGCACAAGTGGTCATTCCGCACCATCGTGAACCAGACTATCCGCAGCCACATTTACAACGAACGCAGCAAGCAGGCGACAAGAATACAGACAGTAAGCCTGGATGCGGAAATCCCTGGCACGGACGGCCTGACCTATGGGGATATGATTACCAGCGAAAATATCAGATACATGGATGAAAAGGAGAAGTATGCTATGGAAGTAAAGTTCGATGTCAAGATTCCGGAAGCGGCAAAGATGAGGGCATCATTAAGCGTAGAAATGGAGGCCCTGCTGGAATTTCTGTCATCCACACACAGGACAATGTGCCTTTCATACCCGGATGTCAAAAAGGCGGTATCTAAGGCTGGTTCCATGCGGAGCTGGAAAAAGAATAATAACAGGAATGATTTTAATGTCTATCGATTGGGTGAAACCATCTACATAGAGAAGTTAGCTAAAAACCGTAAAAACAAGGAGGATTAAGACTATGACAATGACAGTAGTATTTGAAGATTATGAGGACATGATGAAATTTGCAAGGAGATTGATGGGGCAGGCTCCTTCCGGCGATAATACATCCCAGGGGCCTACGACGGAGAGTACACTGGGGGTTACCCCGGAAATCTTGGCACCGGCTCCTGTGCAGCAGACCCCCGTCACCCCACCGGTACAACAACCGGTCTACACAACGCCCGTACAGCAGGCCCCTGTCACCCCACCCGCGCAGCCGGTTCCAACAACGGCACCCAGTTACACGCTGGATGACCTGACAAGGGCAGCTATCCCGCTCATGGACTCAGGCAAGCAGCCGGAATTGCTCCAGCTTATCCGGAGCTTCGGGGTGGAGGCGCTGCCGTCCCTGCAGCCGGAACAGTATGGTGCGTTCGCAACCGCGCTCCGGGGAATGGGGGCACAGATATGATGGGAGGGCATAAGGAGCGGAAGCACTCCCTGTTAAGCCCATCCAATGCGCACCAATGGATGGCATGCACCCCCAGCGCCCTGCTGGGGAGGCAGTTCCCGGATAAGTCCGGTACATCCGCCGCCGAGGGGACACTGGCTCATGAACTGGCGGAACTTAAAGTAAGGAATTACTTCTACTCGGTTGATTTCGGGAAGCGGAAGCTGACGGCGGCCATTAAGAAACTAAGGGAGGACGAAAACTGGAACGAAGAGATGATGGGCTACACGGACGAATACCTGGACTATGTCAAGTCCGTGGCCATGAAGTTCAGGTCCAGCCCCACGGTAAAGCTGGAATCATACTTAAGCCTGGATGCCTACATACCGCATCTCTCTGATGAGGATGAGGCCGGAGGGACGGCAGACTGCATCCTGATAGGAGGGAACACCCTGCACGTCATCGACTTCAAATATGGTAAGAGCCCGGACGGCCGCGTGACGGCCGAATGGAACCCACAGATGCTGCTGTATGCCCTGGGGGCCCACGAGGCCTACAGGATGCTATATCAGATTGAGACGGTGAGGCTGTCCATCGTGCAGCCACGGCTTACGGACGGCATATCCGAATGGGAATGCACCCTGGATGAGATGCTGCAGTTCGGGGAGTATGTCAGGGAGCGGGCAGCACTGGCCATCAGGGGGGAGGGAGAGTTCGCGCCGGCACCAAAGACTTGTAAGTACTGCAGGGCCAGAGGAAGATGCAAGGCCCGTGCGGAAAAGAACGTGGAACTGGCCTTCCTGGTAGGGACAGACCCAAAACTCCTCACAAATGAAGAGCTGGGCCGGTACCTGCTTAAGGGCAGGGACGTGGCGAAGTGGCTCAGTGATGCCCAGGATGTTGCCCTGGCGGACTGCCTGGCCGGGAAAGAAGTGCCCGGTTGGAAGGCCGTGGAGGGACGCGGCTCCAGGGACTGGACCGACATGGATAAGGCGTTCAGTGCCCTTACATCAAACGGAATATCAGAAACCATCCTATGGGAGCGTAAACCGCTCTCGCTGGCCCAGGTGGAGAAGGTGGTAGGTAAGAAGGATTTTCAGGAGCTTGTAGGCGAATTGGTCATCAAGAAGCCAGGGAAGCCGGCATTAGTAGAAGAAACAGATAATCGACCAGCAATCACAAATAAAGTAAGTGCCGCGGAGGCGTTTGGGGAGGAAAGTTGATTATGGATGAGGCTAAGATAAGCCCGCCCGGCAGCCGTACACTGGGCGAGCTTAGGAGATTTGAATTAAAAACGGATGACCCTCAGGACATCGAAGAACTTGACCGGGTCATCGAAGAAAGGAAACTTTCCAGAAGGGATTTAGGGGTCATACTTTTATATCTTGGCGTTCGACCTGGATTTGGTCCGGAATGTTTTGGTATATGGAAGCATAATAGCCCAGGACATCCTTAAGGTGTTCGGTTGGGATATTCTTATATATCGCTACCACTTCTTTAGGCGAGACTGTCCATACATATAAAATACAGCGTTTGCGGTTTGTACCAGAAACCTCAAATTCGTAGTTGCCGAATGTCCTATGGACGCAGTCCTCACCATCAAACCCCTGGATATCATATGGTTCGCCAAGGGTTTGTAGAAGCTTATCAATTTGTCTCATAAAAACGCCTCCTTTTCCTTGATTATAAACCAAGGGGGGCGGAGCCCACAATATAAAGATGAAAGGACATTTTATTATGAATGAATTAACGAATGTAACAACCGGAGAAGTAAGGCTGTCCTATGTGCACCTGTTTAAACCCTACGCTTATCAGCCAGGGCAGGAGGAGAAGTACCAGGTGACTGTGCTGGTGCCGAAGACTGACACGGACACCATGGGAAGGATTAATGCGGCCATTGAGGCCGCGAAGCAGCGGGGCATCAGCGAGAAATGGAACGGGCAGTGCCCGCCAATTGTCCCAGTGCCGGTCTATGACGGGGATGGCGTAAGGCCATCCGATGGCATGGCCTTCGGGCCTGAGTGCAAAGGCCATTGGGTGTTCACAGCCAGCGCCAAGGCAGACTATCCACCTGAGATAGTTGACAAAATGGGGAACCCCATTATCAACCAGTCAGAGGTATACAGCGGTATGTATGGGCGCGTGAATGTATCCTTCTATCCTTATGCCTTTGGCGGTAAGAAGGGAATTGGCTGCGGTCTGGGGCCGGTACAGAAGCTGAGAGACGGTGATTCCCTGGGAGGCAGCGCGCCAAGTGCCGCACAGGCTTTTGGGACACCAGTACCACAGGCAACCACGCCGCAGTATGGAGCGGCCATGCCGGCAACCTCAGGAGCCGCAGGTTATGCTCCGCAGCCACAAACCGCTCCATGGGCGCAGACGCCTGCTGCTGTCAACCCAATCACGGGGATGCCATATTGATGACCACAAGAGGGGCCCTGTGGCCCCTCAACCTGACAGGAGGTAAGACGGATGGCGAAACATCATCTCAGCATAGACATAGAGACACGCAGCAGCGTGGATATCAGCAAGGCCGGGGCTTACAAATACGCCCAGTCCCCGGATTTTAAAATCCTCCTGTTTGCGTACCAGTGGGATGACGGGCCGGTGGAAGTCATAGACCTTACGGCAGATGAATCATTTCCACCAGAGATATGGGAAGATGCCCTGAGGGACCCCAATGTAATTAAGCACGCTTATAACGCGGCTTTCGAGTGGTACTGTCTGAACCGCGCCGGTTATGAGACACCGATTCAGCAGTGGCGCTGTACCATGGCGCACGGCCTGTACTGCGGATACACCGCCGGCCTGGATGCCACGGGAAGGGCCATCGGGCTGCCGCAGGACAAGCAGAAGCTTGCGGTCGGCAAGGCGCTGATACGGTATTTCTGTGTTCCCTGCAAGCCAACCAGGACCAATGGGGGGCGGACGTGGAACCAGCCATGGCATGATGCAGACAAATGGGCCCTGTTCAAGGAATACTGCAAACAGGATGTGGTCACGGAGCATGAGATACTGAAGCGGCTGGACCTGTTCCCGATGCCGGAGAAAGAGGAGCGCCTGTGGCAGATGGATGTCCTTATGAATGCCTATGGTGTCCGGGTGGATACAGGGCTGATTGAGGGGGCGCTGTACATAGACGGCGTCAGCACCCAGAAGCTGACGGACGAGGCCATCGGCCTGACCGGACTGCAGAACCCGAACAGCCAGCAGCAGCTCCTCAAGTGGCTCAGGGATAACGGCACGGAAGCGGAAAACCTTAAAAAGGATACAGTGGCGGACCTACTTAAGGACCAGCCGAAGGAACGGATCCAGCGCGTGCTTGAAATCCGGCAGCAGCTGGGCAAGACGTCTGTTAAGAAATACATGGCAATGGACACGGCAAGGGGAGAGGGAGACCGAGTGCGCGGACTTACCCAGTACTATGGGGCCAACCGTACCGGGAGGTATGCCGGACGGCTGGTACAGTTACAGAACCTTCCCAGAAATTATATCAAGACTTTGGACTATGCCCGGAAGCTGGTGAAGGCTAAGAACTATGACGGGATTAAGCTGCTCTACGGAAATGTGCCCGACACACTCTCCCAGCTTATCAGGACAGCCTTTATCCCGTCTGAAGGTCATAAGTTCGTGGTGGCTGATTTCAGCGCCATAGAGGCCCGCGTAATCGCATGGCTGGCCGGGGAACAGTGGGTGAACGAGGTGTTTGCCACCCATGGGAAGATTTACGAGGCCACGGCGGCCCAGATGTTCGGGGTGCCGGTGGAACGGATTGTGAAAGGAAACCCTGAATATGCCCTGAGACAGAAGGGAAAGGTGGCCACGCTGGCCCTGGGGTACCAGGGAGGCACCCATTCCCTGGTCAGCATGGGCGCGCTTAAGATGGGGCTAACCGAAGAGGAGCTGCCGGACATTGTGCAGCGGTGGCGCCAGGCGAACCGACAGATATGTGGCCTGTGGTACGCCGTGGAGAACGCGGCTCTCACCGTCATGGAGACGGCGCAGCCGCAGGGTATCAACGGACTCATTTTCGCGCTGGAAGGGGACCTCATTTACGGCCAGTCTTTCCTTACTGTGCAGTTACCAAGCGGGCGGAAGCTGTACTATTGCAGACCATTTCTAAAGGAGAACCAATTCGGGAAAACAGCCATTCATTACCACACGATGGGACAGCAGACCCGAAAGTGGGAGGTTACATCGACCTATGGCGGAAAGATGACCGAGAATATTGTCCAGGCCATCGCCAGGGACTGCCTGGCTGCGACACTGGAACGGATTGCGGCCAGAGGCCTGCAGGTGGTGTTCCACGTGCATGACGAGGTTATCATCGACGCGCCCATGGAAACGACAGTGGACGAAATATGCGGCCTGATGGCCGAACCGATACCCTGGGCGCCGGGGCTGGTACTTAAGGGCGCCGGGTTTGAAAATGACTACTACATGAAGGACTAGGAGGGAGCAGGGTGCAGAATAACAGGATGCTGCATATAAGCACAGCAGGAAGCCGTAAGGCAATACAGTGGCCGGGAAGCACCATCATGTGGTCCGAGTTTACAGAAAAGCTCAGCACTCCGGTAAGGGGCGACGAGACACTGGAGCAGTACCTTGCTTTTCCGAAAGCGCAGCAGGATGAACTTAAGGACATAGGCGGGTTCGTAGGCGGTACTCTTCGGGAAAACCGCAGGAAGCAGGACCATGTGGAGGGCAGAGACCTGCTCACACTGGACCTGGACAATATTCCCGCGGGGCAGACGGATGATATCCTGAGGCGCGTGGGAGGGCTGGGGTGCGCCGCGGCCGTGTACAGCACCCGGAAACACAGTGGGTATGCCCCGAGGCTGCGTGTCATCGTACCGGTGGACAGGACAGCAACGGCGGACGAGTATGAGCCGGCAGCAAGAAAACTGGCATCCCTTTTGGGAATTGAATTTTGCGACCCGACTACGTTTGAGCCTCACAGGCTCATGTACTGGCCAAGCTGCTGCAGCGACAGTCAATACGTATATCAGGTATATGACAAGCCGTTCTGCAGCCTGGACGGGCTGCTGGGGATGTACGGGGACTGGAAGGACGTCACCCAGTGGCCCCAGGTGCCAGGAGCGGAGGCAATGGAGCGGCGCAGGCTGGCCAAGCAGGAGGACCCCACAATAAAACGGGGTATCATAGGCGCATTCTGCCGGACGTACGGCATCGTGGAGGCAATGGAGCGGTTCATACCGGGGATGTATGAGGAGACGGCCACAACAGGGCGCTACACATACACCGGGGGCGAGACAACCGGCGGCGCCATCGTATATGACGGCGGCCTGTTCCTGTACTCCCACCATTCCCACGACCCCTGCTGCGGCCAGCTGGTCAACGCGTTCGACCTGGTCCGGCTGCACATGTATGGTGATAAGGATACCGCAGCCAAAGATGGAACACCAGTAAACAAGCTGCCGTCCTTCGTGGCCATGAGCAAGCTGGCGGTGGCTGACAAGGCCGTGGCTGACCGGATGGCACGGGAGAAACATGAGGAGGCTGTGACGGCGTTCGCCTCTGCTGAAGGAACCACGGGGCCGGATTCTGGAAGCCTGGACTGGCTGGGAGAGCTGGCGGTGGACGGGAACGGGAATTACAAAAAGACCGTGAACAACATCATCCTGGTGCTGCAGAATGACCCCCTGCTGAAAGGCAGGATTGTCACAGATGAATTCGCAGGCAGGGGGCTGGTCTTAGGCGCGGTGCCATGGAACAGGGAGACTGAGAAACGGTTGTGGACAGATACGGACATTTCCGGCTTCTACTGGTATATGGAGACCTATTACGGCATCACGGCCCGGAACAACATGACGGACGCCCTGGCCATTGTGGGCGAGCAGAACAAGATTAATGAGGTCAAGCGGTACCTTCAGGGCCTTACGTGGGATGGCGTAAAACGGGTGGATACCCTGTTAAGTGTCTACCTGGGAGCCGATGACGCGCCTTATACAAGAGCAGTCATGCGTAAATCTTTGTGCGCGGCTGTGGCCAGGGCGATCGTGGGCGGCGTAAAGTACGATAACATGCCCATCATTACGGGGCCGCAGGGGATAGGCAAGAGTACGTTTCTGGCCAATCTGGGAAAAGCATGGTTTTCAGACAGCCTTACGTCATTTGAGGGCAAGGACGCCGCGGAGCTGATACAGGGAACCTGGATTAATGAGGTGGGGGAGCTTACGGCCTTTACGAAACAGGAGACGTCCGCCATCAAACAGTTTTTAAGCAAGTGCTATGACATCTACAGGGCGGCCTACGGCAGGCAGACGGAGAAGCACCCAAGGCGTTGTGTGTTCTTCGGGACCAGTAACGACAATGAGTTTCTGAAAGACGCGACCGGGAACCGCCGGTTCTGGCCGGTGGATGTGGGCCTGCATCCGGCACAGAAATCCATCTGGGCCGATATGCCGCAGGAGGTGGACCAGATATGGGCCGAAGCATATATGTACTGGGCCATGGGGGAGCCGCTGTATCTGTCTAAAGAGATAGAGGCCATGGCCATGGAGCAGCAGGAGAACCACAGGGAGCTGTCAGGGAAAGAGGGGGTTATTCAGGACTTCCTGGAGAAACCAATACCGTCAAATTGGGACCGACTGACCATCGGTCAGCGGAGACAGTTTTTAAATGGATTCCTCCAGCATGATGAGAGCGTGGAGCTCGTTAAGAGAGATAAAGTGTGCGCAGTAGAGATTTGGGAGGAGTGTTATGGAGGTGAAAAGAGGTACATGAAGCGCAGTGACAGCACTGAAATCAACAATATCCTGCTAAGTACCAAAGGATGGAAGAGGATAAAAACTCCTAGAAGATTTGGACCCTATGGAAACCAAAAAGGATTTGAGCGCATGGCTACTTAATGTAGTAGTTTGAAAATAGTCAGAAAGTAGTTGGTAGTCATGCAGTAAGTAGTCAGTAGTCAATATAGTAGCCAGATAACGTAGACAAGAAAAGTATTGAAAATACAAGGTTTTCTAGTATCTAACTACTATGACTACCAATTATCTATATAAGTATAAAAATAGATAGAATAGATATACACACATAACACCTAACACACCTGATATATACACAATACGCGATATAGGAGGATGTTTGTAGCATGGAGGCTATTGATTGCAGGGACTGGCTGGAAAATTTATTAAAAGATAGGGAGTGTCATTTGTGTGATGACGTAAGGGAGGCGGCGAAAAAGCAAGGTTTTAAAAGGTCAGAATTGAAAGCCGCCCGGAAAGAACTGGGGGTTAAAACATTCCACCAATTTGATGAGGACGGCCCTACGCCAAACCACTTTTGGTATTTGGAGGTATGACAATGTTGGAAAGAGATATTGAGAAGGTCCTGGTGAGGGAGGTAAGGAAATTGGGAGGCCGGGCCTATAAATGGGTTAGCCCCGGCAACGATGGGGTGCCGGACCGGATAGTGATACTGCCCGGTATGCGGCCGGTGTTCGTGGAGCTTAAGGCCGAGAGTGGGAAACTGAGTGCCCTGCAGAAGGTGCAGATAAGACGCCTCTTGGATATGGGGCAGGACGTAAGGGTGCTTAGAGGAATCCGGGAAGTGGAGCAGTTTTTAGAGGATTGTGACTGCGGAATGAAGTTACGGCAGTTCGAGAAAGAGGTCCAGTCCGATGGAAAATAAGCACAAAAGGAGGTGATGCCCTATGATATTTAAGCCACATGCCTATCAGCAGCACTGTATTAATCAAATCATTGAGATTAAAAAGCTAGGCCTGTTCTTAGATATGGGTTGAGGGCCTTGGCAAGACGGTCACCACACTGACGGCCATTAAGGAGCTTAAGTATAACCGTTTCCAGGTACGCCGGGTGCTGGTGATAGCCCCCAAGAAGGTGGCAGAAGGAACCTGGACAAGGGAGGCCGCCAAGTGGGATCACACAAAAATGCTGCGGGTATCCCCGGTACTGGGAAGCCAGACAAAGCGGATCAAAGCACTGAACACGCCGGCAGACATCTACATCACCAACCGAGAGAACGTGGTGTGGCTGGTAGATTATTACAGGAATGCCTGGCCTTTTGACATGGTGGTGGTGGATGAGAGCAGCAGTTTTAAGAGCCACAGCGCTAAACGCTTCAAAGCTTTGGCCAGCGTAGGAGAGCGCATCGAAAGGATGGTGGAGCTGACAGGCACCCCGTCCCCCAATGGTCTGGATGACCTGTGGGCCCAGGTATTCCTGCTGGACGGCGGTGAGCGCCTGGGAAAGCGGTACACCCACTTCAGGGAACGGTATTTCCAACCGGACAAGCGCGGAGCAGACGGCATGGTGTACAGCTACGAGGCTAAGCCTGGGAGCGAGGAAGGTATCCTGGAGAAGATATCCGACATCTGCATCAGCATGAAGGCTGAGGATTACCTGCAGCTTCCGGACATCACGTACCATGAGGTACCGGTGGAGTTGGACGCAAAGGCTTTTAAAGCCTACTGTGAGCTGGAACGCGAGATGGTCCTGCAGCTGCCGGAGGACGGGGATGACATCAGCGTAACCAGTGCGGCGGCCCTGAGTAATAAGCTGCTGCAGCTGGCCAACGGGGCCATTTACGACGAGGACAGGCAGGTCCATGAGGTTCACGGCTGCAAATTGGAGGCGTTTACGGAGTTGATAGAATCCCTTCAGGGGAAGCCGGCACTGGTGTTCTACAACTACCAGCACGACAGGACAAGAATCCTTAAGGCCCTGGAGAAAACAGGATTGAGGGTGAGGGAGCTTAAGACACCACGGGATGAGGATGACTGGAACGCCAGGAGGATTGACATCTTGCTGACCCATCCGGCCAGCAGCGCCTACGGCCTGAACCTGCAGCAGGGCGGGAACCACGTCATCTGGTTCGGCCTTACATGGAACTATGAGTTATACACCCAGGCCAATAAGCGCCTGCACCGCCAGGGGCAGACAGAGAAAGTGATTATTCACCATCTGGTGTGCAGCGGAACGCGCGATGAGGATGTAATGCAGGCCCTGCAGCGCAAGGATGACGCGCAGAACTGGGTGATGGAGAGCCTTAAGGCGAGGATAAGGAGGATAAAGGATGGTAATTAGATTCTGCATTCCTAATGGGTGGATGGAGATAGACCTGGATACATTCCTCCCCGGTGCGGGAAAGAGCCAGATACGTAAAATGCTTAAGCAGCTTAGCCATTCCTGGCCGAATGAGGAGCAGGTGCGGGAAATACGTGAATGGCTTGAGGAACAGATCCGGAGGGAGAAAAACGAGGCGGCGAGAGGAAGTAAGGCATCTTGTAAGCTGGCGGAAAAATATGTATGTGTCTTAGGTTACGTGGATAGGATGATATCATAAATCGTTATTTAGCCGCCCACTGCTAAGTGTGGGAGAAAAGAGGAAGACATGATGAAATTAGCGGATACAGTAGAAGGAATGAATAGTGCAGATTACAAAAAGAGATTTATTGCAGAGTATCAGCAGTTAGTTATCAGATACAGAGGATTGGCTAATATGCTGAATAAATGGGACAGGGGAATAGAGCTTGGGTTTGTTCCAACCTGCCCACGAAGTACATATAACATGCAGATTTCTGCCATGACTGATTATATTGCAGTTCTTGAAGCCAGGGCAGTGATGGAGGGTATTGAGTTGGATGCAAGTGCAGCTTCTTACGATTAAATCGAAATTTTAGGATGGGGAGATATGGACAGATATTCATTTAAGGCAAAGAGATTGGACAATGGCGAGTGGGAGACAGGTTTTTATGTAAAATGTAGAGGACATCACTATATCTTGCCGGTATATGATGATGGCCATGGATATGACGAGCGTTATGCGGAATGGGTTGAAATAGTTCCAGAAACCGTCTGTCAGTATACCGGACTGCAAGATAAGAACGTCCAGAAGATTTGGGAGAATGATATTGTAAGAACGAGCAGATACGGAAAAGACGATGGGAAAGGACATAATTTCGCAGGGTTTGATGCGTTTTCTGTCAGGTGGAATGATGGCGGTTTTGCTTTATTCAGCAAATGGAGACGGTTTAATTTAAGGAGCGATTTAAACGAATATGAGATTATCGGAAACATCTTTGATAATCCGGATTTGCTTACTCGTCAAAATTAGAATTTGATGGAGGTACAGGATGAAATATAAAGTGGGAGATTCCTTTCTCGCGAAGGCCACCATTGAGAGTGTGGATCCGAAAAGACGAGCACCGTATTTCCTTGATTCAAGTATCGGATGCGGATGGTGGAGCGAATCAGCACTGAATGATTACAGGATGATGAACTGCGACGAGTGCAAGTGGAAAGGAAAGCGACATCAGAAATGCACATGTTGTGTAAGGAACCAGAGCATCAAGGATAATTACGAAAATTAGAATTTTCTGATAGAACCGGAGAAAGGAAAAGAGGATGGAAACAAGTATTTTTCAACGTGATGGAAAGACATGGACCAGATTCAAAGTTAAAATAAAAGAACTGCGGATATATGCCAGATTATTAAAAAAATGGGTGGACATTGAAAAACCGGTTAAACAGAGTAGTCGGTACATATATTTTGAGGTTGAGGGTGATTTGCTCAATAATTAGAATTTTGGGAGGTATGTATGGATAAAGATTTTTCAGAAGGATTTATGCATGATATAGCAGATTTGTTGGAATATTGTGCAGAAAATAATACAGATAATGTCGATTTGATTTTTACTTTTGGAGATAAGGAATTGAGCGTGAATATCGCATTTTCAACTAAACAAAACTGAAATTTGTGTACGGAGGAGGTGCCTGATTGAGAAAGAAAGCAGACAGTAAGCAGGTCAAGGCCAACAAGGTCCTGCGGGCATCAGCTGTAGCGGCTTTGGCGGAATCAGCCATCCGGGAGCCACCGCCGGATACATGGTCCGTCAGGATGCCGGTCTATGCATACACCAGCCTGTGCCCGGTTCCGGGACTGCGCCGGCTGCCGAAGGGAGTGATACGGTATTATGAGACAGTGTTACATAGACAACGGGCGCCGCGGGTGTGATGGCCAGAGGACGAACAAGGGCAGGATACGGTATGGGTGCTGGGCATGTCCGTGGCTGGATGCGGGAGGAGGTGATGCCGGTGGACAAGGAGGTGTTGATACAGTATTGCGAAATGAAAGAAGAAATAAAGGACATAAGGCGTCGGATTCAGAAGCTGGACGGGTTCCTGGAGGAGCCGCACCAGGTATCTGATACTGTGAAGGGTACAAGGCGGGACGGCACGATAGGAAGTATTAAGGTCGCAGGATACCCAGTGCCAGAGTATTACCGGAAGCAGCGGCTGAGAGAGCGGTACAGGCAGCTTCTGGAGCGCAAGGAGGCGGAGTTGCTGGAGCTGACCTGCCAGGCGGAGGAATATATACAGAGCATACCAAAGAGTGAGGTGCGGACCATGTTCCGTCTGTATTACATAGATGGCCTGCCCTGGTGGAAGGTGGCACAGGCTATGAACCGGATGTTCCCGAAGAGGCGGGTGAAGTTTACAGAGGACAGCTGCCGGGTAAGAAATAATAGATTTTTTGAGGAAAATTGAAAATGTTCGGCCATGTTCGCTTAAAAAGTGCTAATATGCTATCATGCGGAAGCCAGAGGGCGGAAGCATCCTCCCCACAAATAACGGCCGCCAGGTGCCATACCCTGGTGTCTAATTAGAAGCTGACGTTCTCCTGCCTCTTCATAGCTTCGCAAATCGGATAGAGAGCAGCTCCCAGTTGATACCATACTGGTGCAAGGTATCCGTAAGCCAACCGCGGCGTGAGTTGGAGCATACCGGTGACGAGCCGGTATTGATGCGGGGTAGAGCAGTCTGGCAGCTCGCCGGGCCCATAACCCGGAGGCCGCAGGTTCAAATCCTGCCCCCGCTATTCAGACAGATAATACAGTGCTTTGATTTTCTCCTTTGGATTAGCTCCCGCTGATATGGCGAGGGCTTTTCTTTTATTGTGGAAGGTGGTGAGCTTGATTGGCGTTGACGCAAAAACAGAGATTATTTGTTGATGAATATTTAATTGACCTGAATGCCACTCAGGCCGCCATCCGCGCAGGATACAGTCCAAACAATGCGGATAAGATAGGGTCTGAGCTACTAGGGAAAACTAGAGTTTCAGACGCGATAAAGACAGCTATGGCGGAACGTTCAAAGCGGACGGGGATTAACCAGGATCGGATTTTAATGGAGCTTGCTAAGATAGCCCTGGTAAATCCTGAAAATGTGGTGAACTTTGATGAAGCTACAATCCGGGAAGATGCGTTACCTGAGGATTTAGCTGCCGTGGCTTCGGTTAAGGTCAAGCGATTCCCGACAAAGGATGGTGAGGGTATTGAGCGCGAGATAAAATTTTACGACAAAACTAAGGCGCTGGATTTGGCGGGCCGGCACTTGGGCATGTTTAAGGACAAGCTGGAGCTGTCTGGTGGACTGGATACCGAAAAGACTAAACTAGATGACCTGCTCCAGCAGATGCGTGGTGGTGGCTAATGAGTGCGGAGAGATTATTATTGTCAGACAAGTACAAGGCATTTCTCCGTTGTGATGCCCCTGTGGAGTTTCTGGAGGGCACCACGGCGGCCGGAAAGACCACTGTGGGGCTGTTCAAGTTCATGCTCAAGGTAGCCGAGTCGCCCAAAAAGCTGCACATCCTGGCTGCGGATGATACAGGCGCCGCTGAAAAGAACATCATCCAGAAGGACCTGGGCATCCTGGATGACTTCGGCGTACTGGTAGAGTACAAGGGCAACGGCGGCGGTGGATATAACATGCCTCACATCCTCTTCCACACATCCGGCGGCGATAAGATTATCTTTGTTGTCGGCTACGGCAACAAGCGCAAGTGGAAGGATGCGCTGGGCGGCCAGTACGGATGCTTGTACATTGATGAGATTAACACGGCAGACATTGAGTTTGTGCGTGAGGCCGCCATGCGTAGTGATTACCTGATGGCCACGCTCAATCCGGACGACCCGGGACTGGACGTCTACAAGGAGTATATCAACTGCTCCCGGCCTCTCCCTGAATGGGAAGTGGAGACACCGAAAGAAATCAGAGAGGAATTACAGGAGGAACCAAAGCCCGGCTGGGTGCATTGGTTCTTTTCTTTTACCCATAACCTGGGCCTGCCCAAGGAGAAGCTGGAACAGATAATGACCAATACCCCGAAGGGTACGAAAATTTGGAAGAATAAGATTCAAGGCCTGCGTGGTAAGGCAACCGGCCTTATTTTCTCCAACTTTGAGCGGTCCAAGCATGTCATCACAGTCAAGCAGGCCAAGACACTGAAATACAAGAAGTTTACAGCCGCCCTGGACACATCCTACTCGTCCAAGTCCCCGGATACCATTGCCATGATATTCCAGGGCATCACAGAGGAACGGAAGCTTATCACCCTGGCTGAGAAGGTCTACAGCAACGCCAAGCTTGACATCCCGCTGGCCCCCAGTGATACAGCGGTTAAGTTTGTGTCTTTCCTGGAGCAGTGCCGCAAGGACTGGGGCTTTGCCAAGGATGTGTATATAGACAATGCGGACCAGGCGACTATCACGGAGCTGCGCAAGTATAAGCGGCTCAAGGGGTGCCTGTATAACTTCTGGGATGCGTATAAGCAACTGGAAATCATTGACCGTATTAACCTGCAGCTGGGCTGGATACAGCAGGGGTGTTACCTGGTAGTGGATACCTGCGTGGAGCATCTTTCCGAGTTGGACCGGTACAGTTGGGACGATGAGAAAGACAAGCCAGAGGACCGGAATGACCATACCATTAATGCCAATCAGTATGCATGGATACCATACCGGAACCTGATTGGATTCGAGGAGGATGAGAAGAAATGAGGTGGCTGAACAACATGAATGAGACAATCAAGAGGGGCATCCGTAGCTGGCTGAATGTGGTACCGGCCAGCGGGAACAGCATCCAGATTAACGAGGTCCTGGACTTCGAGGCCAATGCCATCCGGAACCGCATCTGGTACCGCGGGGACAGCAACGAACTGGAACAGATGTACCAGCAGACCCCGGAGTATGCAGACAGATACAAGTTCTGGGCCAGCAGGTGCACACCGGGTATGGAGATGCGCAAGATACATACCGGCCTGCCAGGGCTGATTATCCGCATCCTGTCAGGCATTGTCCTGGATGACATGAATGATTTTGATTTTGCTGGCAATGACCAGCAGAGCCAGCTGTGGGAGGACATTGCAAAGGACAATAAGTTCACCCGTAAGATGGAGAAGGCCTTGAAGGAGGTCCTGTACATCGGGGACGGCGCCTTCAAGGTCACGGTTGATACGACCGTCAGTGAGTATCCAATCCTGGAGTGGTATCCGGGGGAGCGGGTTGAGATTGTCCGGAACCGGGACCGGGTGAAGGAGGTTGTGTTCAAGACCCCCTACAAATCCGGGTATCAGCAGTATGTCCTGTATGAGCATTATGGATACGGCTATATACGTAACGAGTTGTATAAGGGTGACACGCCGGTGCCCCTTAATGCCATCGATGCCACAAAGGGAATAAAAGATACGAAGTTTGATGATAACATCATCCTGGCTGTGCCCTTGCAGGTGTATGAGTCCACCAAGTATGAAGGACGCGGTGGTAGTATTTTTGATGGTAAGCTGGACAGTTTTGATGCCTTTGACGAGGCCTGGTCCCAGTGGATGGATGCCCTGAGGGCTGGAAGGGCTAAGACGTACATACCGGACTGCCTGGTACCACACGACCCGGAGACCGGGCAGATTATCCGGCCTAATCCGTTCGACAACCGGTACTTTGCGTCTGATAACGATATGTCGGAAAAGGCCGATAACAAGGTCAACACGGAACAGCCGGCTATCCCCCATGACAGCTACCTGGCATCCTACTGCACGGCCCTGGATTTATGCCTCCAGGGCGTCATCAGTCCCAGCACCCTGGGGATTGACGTCAAGAAGTTGGACAACGCCGAGGCGCAACGCGAGAAGGAGAAGGCCACCCTGTACACCCGGAATGCTATTGTGGAGGCTCTGCAGGAGACTCTTCCGGAGCTGGTCAGTGCGGCAATCAACGCCTATAACTTTCTGCATGGAAAGGCTGCGGATGAGGTCAAGGTGGATATCACCTTTGGCGAGTACGCAAACCCATCCTTTGAGAGCCAGGTGGAGACCCTGTCCAAGGCTCGGCCTGGTGCCCCCATGATGAGTATTGAGGCCCAGGTAGAGGAATTGTATGGGGATACCAAGGACAAGAAGTGGAAGCAGGAGGAAATTGCCAGGCTGAAAGCGGAGCAGGGCATTGCGGAAGTGGAGGAACCCGGGATTAGTACGTCTGCCGGCGGCTTCCGACTGAACATGAAGGGAGGAAAGCCAGGTGAAGGTCAAGGTAATGAACCGTCTGTACCAGATGAACCAGAAGGAGTACCAGGGACTGCTGCAGGTGGCAAGTGAGCAGGTGCCGTTCGGGATATACGCCATTGAGAAGCAGGGATATGCAGAGCTGCGCTGTGATAAGTGTAGCAGCGTCACACAGCTTAAGAGTCTGACACGGCAGTTTAAGGCGCAGGGGTTCGAGGTGCATGCAAATGGGAGGTGATGCCGTTGACAGAGTACGATATCGGCGCCGCCTTCAAAGCCATAGAGGATGAGCTGATTGCCTCCATGATTCACAACATGGACCGACATCGGGCCGAGGAAACCAAAGAGGGTATTGAGTGGTCCATGTGGCAGGCAGAGCAGCTTAAGGCCCTGGAGAAGTACAAGAGAGAGAACCAGAAGCATTTTGGAAGTCGGTTCCAGGACCTCAACAAGGAAATGGGTGAGCTTATTAGGCAGGCCAGACAGACCGGAAACATGCAGCAGGAAATCCAGATTCTGAATGCAATCCGCAAAGGATTTCCGGCCAGGAAAATCAGCAAGGGAGCCACTGCAGAGTTCTTCCGGCTGAATGACCGTAAGCTGGAAGCGCTTATCAAGGCCACTACCAATGACATGGAGCGGGCTGAGACCGCAGTTCTCCGCATGGCTAACGACCAGTATCGGAAGGCCATCTTTAATGCCCAGGTCTATGCAAACAGCGGCGCAGGCACTTATGAGAAGGCCGTGGATATGGCTACCAAGGACATGCTTTCCAAGGGACTGAACTGTGTGGAGTATTCCAATGGTGCCCGCCATACTCTGGCAGATTATGCCGACATGGCCATCCGGACGGCGTCTAAGCGGGCATACCTACAGGGCGAGGGAGAGAAGCGACAGGAGTGGGGGATTGCCACGGTCATTATGGCCAAGCGCGGGAACCCGTGTCCGAAGTGCCTGCCATTTGTGGGAAAGGTCCTGATTGATGATGTGTGGTCAGGCGGAAAGAAGTCCGATGGTCCGTATCCTCTCATGAGCAAGGCCGTTGCGGCCGGCCTGTATCATCCCAGATGCAAGGACAGCCACACAACGTACTTCCCCGGCATTTCCACGGCGGACGATATCTGGAGTGAAAAGGAATTGGAAGACATCGGCCAGGCCAATCAGCAGGAGGCTGAACGGAAGTATGCTGCAAGGCAGGTAGAGAAATATGGGCGGCTGGCGGAATATTCTTTGTCACCAGAAAATCAGAAGCAGTATAAACAGAAATCCGAGAAATGGGAGGGGGAGGTAGGGAAGAGATACACGGTTTCAGATGAGATAAAGGTGTATCGGGATGATACACCTGAGAAAATGATAGATTTAGTCGATAAATACACGGAGGATGAATTTGTTGTGCTTAAGGAGACGGCTGAACATGCGTATGCGTATGACCCGGATACAGACACAATTGTAGTTAACCCAGCCCATCCGTTGTATGAATATTATGACTATAGAGAGGTCATGATACATGAATTGGCGCACCGGATTGACCATAACGAGTTTGGAAGCCCAATGAATGTACAGTTTACGGATGCTATTTTAGAATCAGAGAAAAGGTTGCTGAAAGATGCGGATAGATATAATAAATTATTTGCTCCTGGAGGAGAACTGGAGTATAATAACCTCATCAGCGATATACTGGGGTGCCTGACAGATAATGTGATAGTGGGCGATGCCTATCATGAATCACAATATATTGGTATCCCAGGGTATTCAGAGTTGGAAGTGTTTGCAAACGTGTTCACTGCCCTTTACCAAGGGGATGATGTAACGGTTAAATTCCTCAAAGAGGAGTTGGGTGAATTATATCTTGCATTTTTGAAAGTTGTAGGTGAATAAAGCAATGATGAAGGAAGAATTCAAGAACCGGATGCGGAACGATGAGGAACTTCAGGCATTAAGACGGAAGGTATACGCAATTACCGGACAGCTTAAGGATATTTCTTTCTGCCTTGGTGGAAAATACACCCTGGAGGAATGGAAAGAGCAGTTAAGGAAAATTGTCGAGGAGCATGAAAAATCCCAGTAACCATAAAGGAGGGTATGTATGGATGATTTCCGGTTGATTTATAAGATACTCCGCATCCTTCAGAAATCAATGGACTGCGAGGAAATAGATAGGGAAATCCTATCTGCTGAAAGACTTGAATTGTCTGTACCGAAATGGAGCCGTATAATGGCCATGCTGTTGAATGAAGGGTATATTACAGGTGGGCAGACATGGAATGCCTTTGACTGCGGATACCCCAGGGTGGCGTTGACAAGGCCTGAGATTACGTTGAAGGGCCTTGAATATCTGGAAGAAAATACTTTGATGAAGAAAGCAGCAAACCTTGCAAAAGGAATAAAGGATACAATACCGGGATTATAACCACCAGTCATTAATGGCCGGTGGTATTTTATTTGTTGCGATATCGCAACGGAAAGGAGCATAAATGAAGTACAGGAAAAAACCATTGGTAATTGAGGCATTCCAGTGGACGGGAGGGCCGGAGCAGGAGGATGACCCTGAGTGGATTATCGAGGCAGTCAGGAATGGAAGTGCCTGGTTTGAAAACGAGGGAACCCCAGAAGTGAAATTCATGATTCGGACTCTGGAAGGTGTACATGAGGCCAGTGTGGGGGATTACATTATCCGTGGTGTAGCTGGGGAGATATATCCGTGTAAGCCGGATATCTTCCTTGCAACTTACGAGCCGGCCGTGACGAAAGTTTCCACGGATGTTACAGCACATCTGGATGTAGACGAAATCATTAAGGCTGTAACGAGAGACATGAAACGGACGGGTTATAATTTGCGATAAGCACGCAGGATTATCCTGGGTGCTATTTTTACGCCCAAACACGAGCATGGCTTTAAACTGCTGCGTGGCCAGTGACACTGATGACAATGGATGAAACGAAAATCACAGGGTGACACCCTTAAAATGGAGGTATTGACGATGAGAGACATGTTACCAATGAACTTACAGTTATTTGCAGAGCCCGCAGGCGGGGCAGGCGGCGAGGGAGGGGCACAGACCCAGCAGCAGGGAGCCCAGGCTAGCCAGCAGGCGGCATCCCCAATAATTGATTATGCCAAAATCCAGCAGATGCTGGAGGGAACCCTGGCAGCTAAGGAGGATACGGCTCTGAAAGCCTACTTCAAGCAGCAGGGACTTAGCCAGGAAGAGATGGACCAGGCGATTGCTGCTTTTAAGCAGCAGAAGGCGGCATCGCAACCAGATGTGGCTGCGTTACAGCAGCAGGCCACCCAAGCCCAGGCCCTCGCCCAACAGGCACAGATGCAGGCCGCGGCAACCATGGCCGCAGTATCCCTGGGAATTGACGCCAAGACAATCCCTTACGTCCTCAAGATGGCTGATTTAAGTCAGGTCATGGGGCAGGATGGGAAAATCAATGATGAGGCACTTAAGGCAGCCCTGAACAAGGTGCTGGAGGACGTGCCGGCACTGAAACCCCAGGCGGCAGGCTCAACTGGATTCATTCAGGTGGGCGCAGCCAGCGGACAGCAACAGACCCAGACAACAGATGACGCCCTTAAAAAGGCATTCGGACTTTAAGAAAGAAAGGATTAAGAAATGGCAGTATATGATTATGCAACAACCTTTACACAGCTGCTCCAGCAGAAGTATGCAAAGGAATTGTGCTCTGATGCACTGACACAGAGCAATCAGCAGGTGAAATTCATTAACGCCCAGACCATCAAGCTTCCGAGGATGGCAGTGACCGGATACAAAGACCATACCCGGACACCAGGCTTTAACTCAGGAACGCTCAGTAATGACTGGGAGGCAAAGAAACTGGAACACGACAGGGATGTGGAGTTCTGGATTGACCCCATGGACATTGACGAAACAAACCTGACCTTATCCGTGGCAAACATACAGAACACTTTTGAGACCGAACAGGCCATCCCGGAAAAAGATTCCTATCGTTATTCCAAACTTCATGCAGAACTGACCGCTTATTCTGGCCGTATCAGTACTGATGTCATCACGGCAGCCAACTTCCTGGAAGCTTTTGATGAGGAGATGGCGAGAATGGATGAGGCTGGCGTTCCGGAAGAAGGGAGAATGCTGTATGTCACTCCAACCATGAATAAGATTGTGAAGGAGGCGGAAGGACTCCAGAGGGTCATGACCGTAACGTCCCCGTCCACAATCAACCGTAAGGTACATAGCCTGGATGATGTGACCATTAAGATGGTGCCTGCGGCCAGGATGAAGACTAAGTATGACTTCACTACAGGATGTGTGGCTGCTTCTGATGCGAAGCAGATTAACTGGATTCTGATTCATGCCTCTTGCGTGGTATGCCGGGATAAATACAGCTATATCAAGCTGTTTACCCCAGGAACAGATTCAAGGACGGCAGATGGGTATTTGTATCAGAACCGTTGGTACGGAGACCTGTTCCTTCTTGAAAAGAAGGTCGAAGGGTGTGCCATGAATGTGGAAGCAGCCGGAGCGTAAGGAGGTAGTATGAGAGCAGTTAAGGGAAATAAAGAGTACACCATTGATGAAAGCCAGCAGAAGTCCTATCAGGACGCTGGCTTTGATATTGTGGGCGATGATGGTCAGGTGACTGCGTATGGACGCGGAAAGACAGTGCCTTATGATGAATATGTGAAGGCGGTTAAAGAGATTGAGCGCCTGCAAACTTTAGCGGGCGAAAGATATGCTGAAAACGAAGCATTGAAAGCAGAGATTGCTTCACTCCGGGTCGCGAAGCAGGAACCGGCAAAGAAAGCGGAGAGCAAGAAGGCAGGTGAGTAACATGACCTATGAGCCCTATGTCACATATGAATACTACTGTGATGCATACAAGGGGAATGTAATCCCCATGGACGAGCTGGACAAGGCCCTTAAGCAGGCCAGCCGCCACATTGATTCCCTGACCTACAACCGGATTGTAGGCCGGGGATTTTCCAATCTGACAGCCTTCCAGCAGGATGTTATCCGGGAAGTGGTCTGCCAGCAGGCGGATTTTGAGTATGAGAACGCTGACGAGATTAACACCATCCTGCAGGGCTACAGCATCAACGGTGTGTCGGCACAGTTCGGCAGCAGCTGGAACGTATTTACAAACAAAGGCGTGGCTATGAAGCGCGATGTGTACGCTCTGCTGTCCCAGACGGGCCTATGCTGCCGATTAGCGAGGTGAGGCTATGAAATACCCATGTTTAGTGCTAAAGCGGCTATGCAGGACGGATATACACGTCCATCTGGAATCTGAGGATACAGACAACCGCGGCCATCCAGAGAAGGTAATGGACCTGGACCTGAAATGTAACTTCCAGGACCGGGCCAAGACCATTCTGACCACAGAAAAGAAGCTGGTGCAGATAACCGGCACAGCCATGTTCCCTGGGGACATTGCCCCAGACTTCCCAACCTTAAGCGGGGGTACCGTTACTATATTTGGGGAAGAGCGGAGGATTGAACAGGGGATGAAGGCCAGGAATCCGGATGGGACAGTGAACTATTGCCAACTGGAGGTGGTTTGATGCAGGTTAAATCAACTGTAAAGATGAACTTCCCGCGGATTAAGCAGCTGACACAGGCAGCAGTGACTGCCCTGGAAATGACAGCGGAAGCCCTGCACACAGAGGTGGTGCAGGCGCAGGTGATGCCATTTGATACTGGACGCCTAGAGGAGGACAGTTTCTTTGCGGATTACAGCCATTCCAGACAGGGGAAGGCAACTCTGGTAGTAAGTACACCTTATGCGCGCCGCCTCTATTACCATCCAGAGTATGACTTCCAGACGGACGAGAACCCGTTTGCCGGCGGAGAATGGTACGAACCGTGGCTACCTGGTGGAGTAAGCCAGGATTTTGCCAGGAACGCATTTAAGCGGTTTTACAAGAAAGTAGGTGGTGTATGATGCTGACCTTGGATGACATCCGGGGATACATAGGAGGCCTTGGGATTGCAGCTGACAGCAATGTCTATATCGGGAAACTGAACAGTAAGAAAGACCATTCCATAGGCGTGTATCACCGGCAGGGCAGTGGTCCTCCCGTGATGGCCCTGGGTGGCCATGATTACAGCAGCTATGATGTCCGGCGTATATCACTGCTGGTCCATTGGGACAAGGATGTGCAGGCATCAGAGCGGGCCGCCTATGAGTTATATGAGAAACTTAAAAACGTATCCAGCCTATCCATAGGGGATACACCCATCAACTGCATCATCCTCCAGGTCCCGGAACCGGTGGACGTGGGGACGGATGATAAGGGTGTCTACGAATATGTGATATGGCTGGATTTTGTATATCAGAGAAAGTGAGGTATAAGAGATGACAGATGCAGCAAAGGGAAAAGTGTATCCCGTGCATAATAATGTGTTTAAGTTTGGTATCGCGGGCCTTGAGAGTACAGCTGAACAGATGGCCGTACCGTTAGACCTGGAGAATTTTGCCCCGTCCATTGACGGCACCGTAGAAGAATGGTACTCCATGGATGCGAAGGGCTGGGCAAAAGCAGCCATGACAGGAAAGAAACTGGGATTTTCCTTCAAGGGAAAGCGGTCCGTAGGTGACCCGGCCAATGATTATATTGCCGGTCTCGCCTGGAAGTTCGGCCAGGACGTCATGACGAAGTTTGAGTGGACCATGGTGTCCGGCGCAAAGCTGGCCTGTGACGTGGTTGTGAACGTGACCACTCCGGGCGGCGGTGATACAACCAACATTGACACATTGGAATTTGAGGTGACAGGCTATGGCGCCCCAACATTTACACCAGCGCCTACACCAGGAGCATAAGGAGGGATAGAAAATGGCAAGGAAAGTAGACATCACAGATAAATTGAGTTTTGAAGGGAATCCATCCCTGGTCATCAAGGGAAAGGCCATAGAAGTGAATGCAGACGCCCCAACCATGCTTAAGGTCATGGGGCTGATGTCGGCGGATGACCCGGGTGCACAGGAGATTCTGGAGGCTTACGACATGATGTTCCCGGAAAGGTCCAAGAAGGAGATGGAGAAGTTGAAGCTGGGCTTTAAGGACTTAATCATCGTAGTTCAGGAGGCAGTGCAGCTTATTTCCGGTGTGGAGGAACCTGCCTGGGGAGAGCAGTGACCCGTACTACGACATGTTTGGGGACTGGGACCTGATAGTTTCCAGCTTCCTGTCGCAGTACGGGCTGCGTATACGAACGAAGGAATTTGAGTCAGTATCTTGGGACGAGTTCAAGGCATTGATTGCCGGTCTGTCCCCGGAGACTGCCTTGGGACGGGTGGTGGCCATCCGGTCAGAGACGGATAAGGACATTATCAAGCATTATACAAAGGACCAGCGTAGGATATATGATGACTGGCGTAACCGGGAAATGAAAGAAATGGATGAGGAAACCTTCGAGAAGGAAATGGCCGGCCTGGAGAAGATGTTTGCGGCTATGTGCGGAGGTGGTTAAGATTGAGAAAGTAAGATGCGTAAGGTGTGGACAGACCCTTCTCCTGGCGGAATACGTTAAGGGGGAAATTAAATGTCCCAGATGTAAAACCATAAACAGGTTGGATATAAAAATGACAGAGCCTAGAGCCGCACCAAAGGAGTAGCGAGCCAGAGCCTGCTTTTGAATTAAAAGGCAGGTGATATGTATGGCAGCTGACAGCGTAGGCCAGATTGGCCTTGACCTTGTGGTCAACCAGAATCAATTTAAACAGCAGATGGCCGGAATACAGGGGCTGGCTAAAAAGGCGGGAGCTGCTCTCGCGGCGGCGTTTGCAGTAAAGAAAATCATAGACTTCGGCGCACAGTGTATTGAATTGGGGTCCGACCTGGCGGAAGTCCAGAATGTGGTGGATGTCACGTTCCCACGTATGTCCAAACAGGTGGATGACTTTGCCAAGAACGCCATAACCTCCTTCGGTTTGTCAGAGGCCATGGCTAAGAAGTTCACGGGCACCTTTGGAGCAATGGCCAAGGCATTTGGATTTGGGGAACAGCGGGCCTATGAGATGGCCACGGCCCTGACCGGCCTGGCCGGTGATGTGGCATCCTTTTACAACATCAGCCAGGACGAGGCCTACACCAAATTAAAATCTGTATTCACGGGTGAGACGGAGACCCTTAAGGACCTGGGCATCGTCATGACCCAGAGCGCCCTGGACAGTTATGCTCTGGCGAACGGCTACGGTAAGGTCACGGCTAAGATGTCCGAGGCCGAGAAGGTGGCTCTGAGGTATAGGTTTGTGCAGGACCAGCTGTCCCTGGCATCCGGGGATTTCATCCGGACGGCGGATGGCTGGGCAAACCAGGTACGTGTTCTGAAACTGCAGTTTGACAGCCTTAAAGCCACAATCGGTCAGGGCCTTATAAATGTGCTGACCCCGGTCATCCAGGTAATCAACCGCATCATCAGTAAGCTGATGAGCCTGGCCAATGCATTCAAGGCATTCACGGAGATGGTGACCGGTAAGAAGGGCGGGGGAGGCGCATCCGCGGCCACGGCTGGTATGGAAGCGATGGCCCAGTCTGCTGATAAAGCAGGGGCAGCTGCAGGAGGAGCAGGCAGCGCAGCCAAGAAGGCAGCCAAGGACATGAAGAGTGCCACGACAGGGATTGATGAACTCAATATCATTAACCCTGATACGGATTCCGGAGGCGGTGGTTCCGGGGGCGGTGCGGATGGTGGATACTCTGCGGATGAGTTCGACATGGGCGAACTTGATACATCGGCCATGGATGAAATGGACAGTAAGTATGCAGGGCTGATTGAAAAGGCCAGGGAGCTTGCGGGACTGTTTAAGGAAGGATTCTGGGATGGTTTTGGTGATACGTCCGTCTTTGATAGTATACAGTCATCCATAGACAGCATCAAGGGAAGCCTGAGGGATATATTCTCATCGCCGGAGGTGTTGGCTTCGGCTGATTCATTTGCTGACCAGATGGCCTATAGCCTGGGGCAGATTACTGGGGCTGTGGTAAGTATTGGGGCATCCATAGCGGATAATCTGTTAGGTGGAATCAGTATTTTCCTGCAACAGAATAAAGACAGGGTTATTGAGTATATCGTGGCCATGTTTGACATTGGTTCGCGGATTGCGGAGATAAGTGGGAATTTCTCAAAAGCTTTGGCAACGGTTTTTTCATCCCTCCGCAGTGATAGCGCGAAGCAGCTTACGGCAAGTATCATTGGGATATTTTCCGAAGCTTTCATGGGTGGTACGGAACTGGCAGGGACATTTGCGGCGGATGTATTGGACACCATTACGGCCCCGTTCATAGAAAATGCGGATTATATCAGGACAACCCTGGAGGATACATTCAGCGCGGTTGAACCTATCTTTTCTACAATCAAAGATTTGGTTGCGGAAACTTTTGAAAAGATTGGCGCAACATATGATGAGCATGTGGCGCCAATGCTGGCAACCTTCAAACAGGGGTTCACGGAAATCGGAACACTGTTGCTTGATGTCTACAACACATATTTCCTTCCAGTATTGCAGAACCTGTCGGGCCGATTCGTTGAATTTAAGGACCAGTACCTGAGCCCGCTGATTGATAAGTTCCTGGAGTTTGGTGGAAAAGTAGCTGATGCGGTCACCAAATTGTGGACAGGGGTCATACAGCCATTCATTGAGTGGTTCATAACCAACGTAGCGCCAGTCATAGCTGCATGTTTACAGGATGCCATTGACACATTCTTCGGATTCTGGGAATCCGTTTCCGGCATCATAGAGGGATTGCTCACGGCGCTTGGTGGTGTGATTGACTTCATTGTCGGCGTGTTCACTGGTAACTGGAGCCTCGCTTGGGAAGGAATTAAGGAGATATTCTCCGGTATCTGGGATGCCTTGAAGGAGCTTGTATCTGGAGCCGTAACATTCATTCAAAATGTCGTTAACCTGGCCTGGACTGCTATATCCGGGGTAACCAGCACCATCTGGAACGGAATTAAGGCACTCCTGAATACCATCTGGAACTGGCTTAAGTCCTTGGCTAATGCATTATTTAATGCCATTAAGACATCCATCAGCACGGCCTGGGAGAATGTTAAGAGCAAGACATCCGAGATATGGGAAGGTATCAAGGAATTTGTTTCAGGCCTGTGGGATACAATCAAGACGGCAGTGGATGAGAAGTTCACGGCTATGAAAGACGCGATTACCGGCGCATGGGACACGGTGAAGGAAAAGACAAAGGAGACCTGGGACGGTATCTGGGCAGATATAAAGGGCATTATCAACATGATTATTGATGGTGTGGAGAACATGGCCAACAGGGTTATTGATGCGATTAATGCCATGATAGACGCCGTAAATGAGGTGGCGGATAAGATACCTGGCATCGGTGCCGATTTTATCCCGAATATACCAAACATCCACCTTCCACGTCTGGCCCAGGGCGGTTTCGTCCGCGCCAACACCCCGCAGCTGGCCATGATTGGTGACAACAGGCACTATGGTGAGATTGTGGCACCTGAGGATAAGATGCAGGAAATGGTGGACCGGGCGGTGGCTTTAGCGTCCCAAACAAGCAGTAATGGCATGAGTGAGCAGTATCTTTCCATCATGGCAAACCTGCTGCAGCGCATCATTGACCTGATAGAACAGATGGATTTAACGGTCAACATAGATATCCGGGAAATCAAAAAGAAACTTGTGGAACTGGATAAGCGTAACGGATACACGCTGCGCACAACGTAAGGAGGTGACTGGAGTGCCTATTTATATTAATGGACATGAATATCCAAACTATGACCGGGGGCCTGGCTTAACCATTGCTACGAACGTGAACCAGGGCAAGAATGCCCTGGGGGAATTCGTAGGGCAGCGCGTGGGCCGTGACCAGGATAAGATTGACGGCCTGCAGTGGTCCTATCTGGATGCGGCGACCTGGAGTAGCATCCTTAAAGAGTTTGAGGATTTTGTGGTGACGGTCAAGTTTCCCGACATGAAAAACAACTGCTGGAAGACGGAGCGGATGTATCCGGGGAATCGGACGGCCAAGATAGACGAGATTGGTCCGGATGGGCTGCCCACCATGTATAAAGACTGTAAGGTGAACCTGATAGACTGCGGGGTGATGGAGTAGTGCAGGCGGCAAGTAATGAATATAAGGACATGATGCGCAGGAAGTGGAGGAACCCACTGTCTCACCTGCGTGTCACCATCGGCCTGATTAACCAGCAGGCCCAGGCATCCGCCTACATACCTGAGCCGGATGTGTATACTTATTATTCCGACCTAGTGAAGCCCATGGATAACTACAAGGTACAGGAGCTATATGCAACCTGTGACCAGGATTATACCACGGTGGATGGCAGTATGTACTTCCTTCCCAGGGATGCAGCAGACGTGGTGCTCAACCAGGGAATCGTGACGGATGGCCTTCAGGGGGCAATTGAAATCCGGTTTCCCGTTCAATACGACATTAAGGGGCTGACCGTGGAATTTGGCAAGGCGTATCCCGTAGAATTTACCATCATTTCAGACAACCGGACTATGGACGTGGCTGGAAATATGAGTGGCCATTATGTGACGGAGGAGATTTTTGAGGGAGCTACCTTCTTACGGTTTGTTCCGGTTGCCATGGTCAACGGACAAAGCCGGTTCCGCATCAATCAAATTACAATGGGTATTGGTATCTATTTCGACAGCAAAAAAATACTGTCCGCAACCAAAAAGGAACATATCAGTCCTATATCGGAGGAGTTGCCAACCATAGATTTTTCCGTAACGGTGGATAATAAGGACCGGGCCTATGATGTGGAGAATGAAGAAAGTACAGTGAACTTCTTGGAAATTGGTCAGAGTATTGAGGCGCTTTACGGCCAGGCCATGGATGATGGAACGATTGAGTGGATACCGGGAACGTCACTTGCACTGAAATCATGGTCAGCTGATGATACGGAGATGGACTTCCAGGCATCAGACCGTTTTGATGGGATGGACGGCACATATCACCGTGGCCGGTATCATCCGGACGGTATGAGCCTGTATGACATGGCTGTGGATGTCCTTGCGGATGCCCAGGTGGATTACCGGGACTACTGGATAGATCCGTATCTTAAGGATGTTCTGGTGGTCAACCCGATGCCGGTAGTAGCGCATAAGGAAGCTCTGCAGCTGATTGCTAATGCCGGCAGGTGTATCCTGTATCAGAACCGGGCCGGTAGAATAATCCTTAAATCCAGTTTTGTGCCGGATATGGTAGCGACATCTGATAACGAGACGTACTTTTCTCATGCAGCAGCCATCCTGGACCATGCGAAAAAGAAAACGTATGCCCTGCCTGGCCAGGATTATACAGGTGTATCCGGTACACAATATTTCCTTCCAAGGCAGACCGATGGAATCACATATCTCAATACGGGCTATGTATCGGAGGCCGTCGCTGGAGATAATGGGTTGTTTGCAGATAACCCTACTGTTGGAATAACCATGGAGGCAGCGTATAAGTGCTTTGGACTGACCCTGGAATTCGGGCAGAACTGTCCGGATACGGTCGTGTTCCATGCCTATTACAATGGTGCACTGCAGGAGGATTACATGGTTTCAGGGCTCACCCAGACCTACGTGGTCAGCCATGAGTTCCCGGAATTTGACTTCCTGGAGCTGGAATTTGTCCAAGGATGCCCAAAGAATCGTGTGGTACTGGATAACATAACCTTCGGTGACAACACGGATTATATCCTTGAGTATGGCGTAGAGCTGACCAAAACCCCAAAGGGCACACAGCTGGCCAGAGTCAGGGAACTGCAGGTGGTACGCACCATGTACAATCTCAGTGCAGAGGACACAAAGGAGCTTGTGAGGGAGACCATATCAGTGACAGAACAGGATAAACAGTATACGTTTTACCTGTCCAATGCCTCCTACGACCTGTCAGTGGTGCTCATAGAACCGTCGGAAGGTCAGACGGCAACAATAACATGCAGCAGTGCCTATTATGCCACAGTGGAGCTTACAGGCATTGCAGGGGCCACCGAGGTGGCGGTTATGGGTAAGGAATACCTTATAACGCAGACTAAGGTCAGCAGGCAGCTCAATCCAACGGGTAGCCTGGAAACCTGGGAGAACCCCCTGGTGTCAGATGGGGCCCATGCCGCGAACCTGGCGGATTGGATTGGGGACTACATGAAATCAGACCGGGAATATGACCTGTCATACCGGGGAGAGCCACGGATTGACGCCAACGACATAGCATTCCTGGAAAATAAGTATGTGCCTGACCTGCTGATACGGGTAACGGACCATACCCTGAAATTCAATGGTGGACTGAGCGGGACCATTAAAGCGAGGAGGGACATGAGTTATGTGGCAACAGCCAAAAACAGACTGGCAGGCCAGTGATTTTTTTAATATCGGTGATTATAACCGCATCAAGGGCAACATCAATGAGATACGGACCCAGGCGCTTACCCTGTGGCCGGACTTTGAGTTTGAGGAGATGGGAGAGGATAAGACCTATCAGGATTATGGGTTTTATGCCGATGAAATTAACCGCTTTGAGGCCAATATAGACCATGTCTGCGCAGGGACATTCCCCTTCAATGTAGGAGAGAGGCAGTTTTATCATGACAACGGCCCATTCATCGATTGGCAAGAGCTGAACCGTATTGAATCCGCCTGCCTGAAGATATACAGGAACATATTAGGAAGGGCCGAAGGAATCAGACGCCTGGCTTTCACGCTTAATGGAGGTGCATTTGAGTAATGAGTTTAAAAACAGATTATAGGGACGATATATATGAGGGTTCCAGACGATGGAGGTTGACCCAGAACGAGGATGGCACCTATGGCATATCAGATGCCACTGCCTATACACAAAAAGGCGACAGTTTTGGACAGAATGACATTAACGCTACGAATAAGGCAGTGAATGCCCTGAGGAATGACAAACAA